AAAACATAAAACCAAAAACAGGCATTTAGAGGCCATTAACTTGGTTGTCGATGTGGCTCAAGATTACATTGACTGGTACATCCCCCGACCAATATACAAGCAATTTGCCAGCTTGGTCCCCAGTCAAGGTGACTATCCTTTCCACACTGTCGACTATACTAATGAGAAGTGGGTTTACCTGAAAGGGAAACCTGAAACATATGCCGAATTCGTCTCCATGCTTGACCGCTCTCCTTACAGCAGCGTAAGCAATGGCTCATATTTTTGGCAAGAAATTCAGGACCCTAAATTCAGAGCCGATGTCGAGAAACATGACGCCGACACGTATGGGGCGAAGATCATCTTTGGTACATTTACGTACGCAATGATCTTCTATATACGAAAGGCAGCCGAACGCGTCCCGCTCTTCGGCACCCTAATCGCCATCTTATTCTTTTCATTATTAGATTTACCAAGACTATATGCTGTGGCTAGTTCTATCTTCTGGCATGGATATTGCGCCAGTAGTCCTAGCCTCTCGGCCCTAATGCCAAAAGACCCATATATTTGGGCCAAGCGAGTGGTATTTGCTGTCTTAGCCTCGCTACCGACCGAAATATTCTCATATCCACCATTCTGCTTCATGCCAGCAATGTGTCGGTTTGCTGGAGATTGGTGTGAGACTGGGGCACAGGGTTTAAGAGGCTTGATGGCCCTGTTTAGTGATCCCGGAGCAACAAGTGACGCTCCAAACGTCAAGCCATTCAAGAACCCTTGGGTAGAAATCGTAACCTGCCAGAATGGTGGCTTTGGCCGGCTCAGCTGTGAAGAGACAGAGTGGGTCTTGCCTGGAGATTGCTCCGGCCAAAGCAACAAGTCCATTAAGGTTCCCAAGGGGATGATCCTCCAGAGCGCGGTAGCCACAGGAAAGTCGTCCCTGTTGCCATACGCCATCCTTCAACATGCTGTCGAAATTCCAGTATGTAGGAAAATAAATTTCGCCAAGCAAGGCGGACGCATCGTAATTACCTTCCCAAGACGGATACTTGTACACCAATGGGCGTCAAAGCTAGAGACGTCATTATACCCAGTGCATAAGTATATCGATGATGGGAAGAAGAAGGGCATCCCTGTTGGCACTAGAATCGTCTTAGGTACAGACGGATCGATCCTTCGAGCAGTCGAAAGCGGTCTATTTCATAAATCAGACCTATTCCTTCTCGATGAGTTCC